CCTTGCCAGGCGCTTCCGCCGCGGCGGGCGCAGCGGGAGGCATCCCGCAGCCCATCCTGCTCGGCGCGATCGCGCAAGCCACGGCCGGCGTCGTCACGATCGACCTGCACGGCGGCGGCAGCTCCGGTTGGACGCGCCCCGACCTCCCGCACGCCGACCGCGACATCAAGCCGGCGAAACCGTTCCAGCCGATCTGGGACAAGGTCCGGCAGAAGCAGCTCGAGGCGGCCGAGGCCGCGCAACGGCCACCAGCTGCCGCCCCACCGGTGCTACCGCCGGCGGAGCTGTTCGGTGCGCTGCCTGCGCCAGGCGCGGCATCTCTTCTACCGAGCTTCGATCATCTCGCGCCCGCCGATCCGACCGGCTTCGCGGCGCGGATGCAGGAAAGTCAGGACATCAGCGACGCTGCCGCCGTCGTCCATGCCTTGCATGCTCGCACGGTAAGCGAGGCGCAGGACATGGCGGACGCGCTCGCCGTGCTCAAAGCGATTGGTCTCATTCGGGAGGGTTGATGGCTCGGGAAGACGATGCACTGGTGCGCGCGCTGCAGGTGCGCATCATCGAAAGCGGCGCTGCTCTTGAGCGAGCGCTGAAAGGACAACCCGGCGGCAACATCGCCGTCGAAATTCTGCACCGGCTCTACGAACGCCTCGCCGAATCCTGTGGCGCACTCGTCTTCCTCAACCCCTATGTCGAAGAGGATCGGGAGAAGATCGTCACGCTGCAGAACGAGTGCAAACGTTACGACGAATGGATCGCGTGGCTGAAAGAGATCATCAACGAGGGGCGCGAGTACAGGTCGCAGCTGACCCAGGCGGAACGCGAAGACGTGCTCGACTATCTGAACGTTTCCCCCGACGATGTGCAGAGGGCGATCGACCTCGGCCTCATCGACCCGAACGCGCGCGAGGATTGAGCCGGATTATGCGCGCGTCGTCGCTGTATTCGCAAGCGAGACGGCCAGATCCTTTCCACCAGGCAGTCGACGCAAACGGCAGTGCGCACGCCCTGAACGATCGCGCCGTTACGAAATTCGGCCGGGCCGAACTCGATCTTCATTTCGACGCCGTGGCGGCAGACCTGCGGCTTCTCGCTCATAGCCTGATCTAGCACGCCGTCACGCGTGACAACCAGCTTCCGCAAAGGGTCGCGATCGCCGCGGCCCTTTTGCTTTTCACCGAGGACCACATGCCTGCACCGAGCAAAGCCGAACAGGATGCCGAAGCCCTTGCCCGCGTGAATGCCGGCGTCGATTCCGCCGAGAACGCCCACGCGGCCGAAGGAAGCGAAGTTGGCGGGGACGCGCCTGCGGATCCCGCCGCACCGCCGCGCCCGGCAGCACCGGCGCCCGCTGACGATGCTCCCCGCGCGCCCCCGCCGGTGCGCGATCCGTTCGCCGACAAGCGTGCCGCTATCACCGCGCGCTTCCGGGAGAGCCGCGGCGATCTGCCCGAGGACGGCGCGGTCGACGGCGCCCAGATGGCCGATTTCGTTCGGTCGGGCATGCCGCCCGAATTCGCCGAGAACAATGCGGCGATCGCGGAGGCGCCCCCGGCGGCCGAGCCGGAGCCCGCGCCGACGCCCGAGCCGCAGCCGGAGCCTGCGGCACCGCCGCAGCCGGCCGCACCGCCCCTTATCAAGCTCAAGGTCAACGGCAGAGAGGTCGAGCGGCCGCTCAACGAAGTGATTGCCCAGGCGCAGATCGCCCTCGCGTCCGAAGACATTCTCGGTGACGCCAAGAAGCTCAAGGGCGAGCTCGATACGCTCGTCACCGATGCACGAAACCGGGTCGCGCGTGCAGACCCGTCCGGTCACCATGCCGGAGAACCGACTGGTCACCATGCCAGCCCGGCGCCGCAGCCTGGATCGCCCGACACTCGCGAGACGCCTCCCAACCAGGACGACGCCATCGCGAAGCTGATCGAGACGATCCAATTCGGAGATGCCAACGAGGCCCGTACGCTCCTGAACAACACCATTCAGGAAGCGGTGACCCGTCAGGTGCAGCCGGCGGTGCAAAACGCAATCGTCGGTCAGCGCTTCCAGGATGAAGGTGCGCGCACCGCGAAGGTTCTCAAGGACTTCGAGGACAAGCACTCCGATCTCGCCAAGGACCCGATGGCCCGCGCGGCCATGGAGCAGCGAATCTACGATTTGCAGCTCGAGGATCTGAAAGCGATCAACGTCGACCCCGCCACCATCCCGACCCCGGGTGGGAGGCCCGTCACGCCTGCCGACATTGCGATGGCGCATCGTTGGTATCGAGTTGAGAAGGGATTTGCGCTGCGCGGTCCCGAGAAGATGCTCGAAACGGCGCGAGACGACTTCCTCAAATGGAAGGGCGGCGGCGACGCCACCACCGAACCGAAACCGGCCGATCCCACGCTGCCCCCGGCGCCACCGCGCATCGTCCAAGTGACGGTTGATCGCACCGCCAGGCAGACGGCCGTTCCCCCACAGCCTTCCCGCACCGTCGCTCCCCGACGCGACAATCCCGCGCCTGCTCCGGCTCAACGCACGGACGGCTCGTCGATCGTCGCGAACATGAACGCGCGCCGCCTACTGCCGCGAGGCAAGGCCGGCATCGGCGGGTGACCGCGGAAGGCTCCAAGTAAGAAGGATCGTTCTGCCATGGCAGGACAGCTTTGGTCGATCCCGACCGAAGGCGGATACATGTACTCGGACGAGCTGTCCGACGTGCTCCGCCAGCAGGTGCAGCCGCTGACCAAATTCAGGCAGCTGTGCGACGCCGAGGACGGGACCAAGAAGGGCCTCAACCGGGGCGACAAGTATAACTGGAACGTCTACTCCAACGTCGGCACGCAAGGCCGCCGGCTGGACGAAACCGTTCCGGTCCCGGAGACCGCCTACAACATCATCCAGCACCAGCTGACGGTCTACGAGGCCGGCAACTCGGTGCCGTACACCGGCAAGCTCGTCGCGCTGGCCAAGCACCAGGTCGCGGCGATCATCGACAAGACGCTGAAGGACGACGCCCGCAAGTATTTCGACATCGAGGCGTTCCTCCAGTTCAAGAACACGCCGCTGCGTGCCGAGCCCAGCACCAGCGGCACGTCGACCACCTCTATCAACCTCGATACGAACGGCACCGCGACCGTGACGAACAACGCCGCGCTCGGCACCGGCCATATCAAGGCGCTGGTCGACACGATGAAGGAGCGGAACATCGCGCCGTTCACGGCCGATGACTACGTCGGGATCTCGCATCCGTCGACGTATCGCAACTTCAAGAACTCGCTCGAGACCATCCACCAGTACACGGAGACCGGTCTCGCGCACATCTTCAATGGCGAGATCGGCCGCTACGAGTCGTGCCGCTTCATCGAGCAGACCTTCATCCCGAAGGGCGGTGCGGCGAACGCGACTTCCTACGATCCGTGGAGCGGCACGGCGCAGCCCTGGACGAATGCTGCGTCGTCCTGGGCGTTCCTCTGCGGCGGCGACACGGTGACGGAAGCCGTGTGCGTGCCGGAGGAAATCCGCGCCAAGATCCCGGGCGACTACGGTCGCTCGCGCGGTATCGCCTGGTACTACCTCGGCGGCTTTGGCCTGGTCCACACCGACGCGCTCAACGCGCGCGTCGTGATGTGGGACTCGGCGGCCTGAGCCCGGCGTCAGGAAAGGAGACACTCACATGTCTTATGAGCAGTCTGACGTCGAACTCTACCAGTGGGGCCAGGACGCGACCTTCGGCGCGACCTCGGTCACCCACTACATCGTGGGCCCGCGCGGGAAGTCCGGGTTCGTCCGCGACATCGAAGCGGATGTGACGACCTCGCTCGTCGGCACCACGACCGTCCCGGAGATCGCGATCGGCATCTCCGGCGGCGACGCGACCTACGGTCGCTACCGGCTCGGCACCACGGTCAGCAACGGCTATGCCGTCGGCTTCTACCGCGCCAGCGCCGAGACGATCACCGGCAATCCACCGCGCGCGCTCTCGGACTATGCGGGCCACGTCATCCTCGACGGCGGTCCGTATACGTCCAAGGGCATCGCGGGCGGTTCGTACGGCACCGTCGTGCCGGCCGGCCGCATCCCGGCTTCGGGGTGGACCGTCACCAGCGTCGTCCAGGGCGTGGATGGCAGCCACAGCCGTGTGTTCGTGAACGGGCAGCAGCCCCTCAAGGACATCACGGTCGGCCAGCTTGTCTCGATCCAGGGCGTTGTTGGCTCGACCTCGGTCAACGCCAACAACCAGGCGATCACGGCTCTCGACACCACGAACTTCCAGTATTTCGAGGTGGCGCAGAGCTTCTCGACTGCCTACACGTCGGGCGGCATCGTCTGGCTGGTTGTGGTCGTGACGCTGAAGGCCGGTACCGGCGGCTCGCCGGCGGGCGGTGGCTTCGGCCGCACCAAGATCCAGTGGATCGGGTCGGAGACGCCCTGATCACTGATCGCTGAAGAAAACGGGGAGGCCTCGCGGCCTCCCTTTTCATTTCCAGGAGGGCAGCATGCGCGGCCTTGGTTTCTTCCTCGGAGCTCGGTCGACCCGCAACGATCCGGTGCGGCTCGTCGATCCGCGCCCGGTCCCGGATTACGGCACGCACGATCTTCATTCGGGCGATGCCGGCAAGGACGGTTGCACG